TCAAACTCCTGAGCCAGAGTTAGTTAATACTCCAAATGCGAACACTGAACCTGCTCCTGAGTCTAATGTTGTCAATACTGATACATTGGTGCATGACCCTGAGCAAGGAGTCGAAAAAAAGAAACCGATTTTATATCAGCAAGGACGAAGAAAAACAACTAGTGACCACGTTTGGGATTCACTATTTGGAGGAAAATAAAAGAAAATATTAATTAATAACTAAAAGTAAGATATGCCTACTACAACTAATGTAACTACTACTTATGCAGGAGAACACGCTCTTCCGTATATTCAGGCAAGTTTACTAAACGCATCCACTATTCGTAATGGAGGTGTTACGGTAAAGCCTAACATTAAATACAAACAAGTCTTGAAGAAAGTTGCCATGAGTGACTTAATCAAAGATGGAACTTGTGATTTCACACCAACTGCTACAATCGATTTAACTGAGAATATCCTTCAACCAGAAGAGTTCCAAGTTAACTTTACGCTTTGTAAGTCAGATTTTAAAGATGACTGGGAAGCAATCTCTATGGGTCTTTCGGCTCACGATAACCTTCCTCCTAACTTAGCATCTTTTATCATCGCTAAAACAGTAGGTGAGATAGCAAGTGCTAATGAAGTAATAATCTGGTCTGGTGCTACTGGTACAGCAGGTGAGTATGATGGGTTCGAAACCCTAATGACTGCCGATGCGACTGTTATCGATGTAGTTGGAATTGCTCCTGATAGTGCAACTATCCAAGCAGAAATGAGAAAAGTGATTAACGCTGTTCCTTCAACTGTTTATGGAAAAGAGGACTTATACTTATACGTATCAAGTTCAGTATGGAGAGCCTATGTTTCAAGTTTAGCTTTGGCTAACAACGGAGCAGGTTTCTTGAACAAATCCTCTAACCAAGGGTTCACTGGTCTTGAGTTCGAAGGTATAAAAATCTTCTTAGCGGAAGGAATGACTTCTGGATGGATGGTATGTGCCCAATCTTCTAACTTATTCTTCGGAACATCACTTTTAAGTGACATGAACGAGGTAAAAGTATTGGATATGGCTGACCTTGACGGTTCAAAGAATGTTCGATTCGTGATGCGATATACTGCTGGCGTACAATACGCTTACGGTTCTGAAATCGTACTCTATACTCCAGTGTAATAACTGAGTAAAAAAATAGGTTGACGGGGAGTTTCGACTCCCCTTCCAACCAAAATCATTAATAATAAAATAATAACTATAAGATATGGCTTGCGAAAATTTATCATTAGGTAGATTAAAACCTTGTAAAGATTCTGTTGGTGGTATCAAGAATATCTACTTCATCAATTATGGTGACATAGATGGTCTTGTTTACAATGTAACCGATACGGATGTTATCGATACTTTAGGTGTTGGGGTTTCTGCTTACAAATACGAAGTTCATTTCTCTTCTAGCTTTACTCAAAATATTCAAAGTTCTTCTGAGAACGGTACAACTGCCTTTGAGCAATCATTGGAGTTGACATTACCAAGACTTACAAAAGAAGACCATAAGGAAATTAAATTACTAGCTTGGGGTCACCCTCACGTTGTAATTGAAGACCAAAATGGTCAATTCTATGTTGCAGGATTACTAAACGGTATGGAAGTAACTGGAGGTACTATCGTAACGGGTCAAGCAATGGGAGACTTGAGTGGATATACCTTAACGCTAACTGGAATGGAAAGAACTCCTGCTAACTTCCTTGATGTTGACTTAACAACTTCTGGAGGTACAATAGTAGTCGGAGTGTAATAACGCTTTAATATTTAACAGAAAGGAGGGGTCTTTGCTTAGTGCGAGACCCTTTTTTTGTATAATAAAAACAAAAACACTACTTTCTAGTATTATAGTATGACAATAGTAAATCCAACAGCAGGAGTTAATGTTATTTATGTACTTCCTAGGGATAAAAATTATTCTAGGGCTTACACTATAACTCTTCGAAGAGACGGAGAAAGGTCGGTAGTGAGCGACACTGCATTCCCTAATATCGGTTCAAATGTAAATTCTTTTGAATTAGATTGTTCTGCTCTTATTATGAATGAATCTTACTTTATGGAGATTTTAGACGATGAAGGTACATTGCTTTATAGAGATAAAGTTTATTGTACAGATGTTGCAGATTATAACGAAACAATTAATAGTGGAGAGTTTAATATTGATACTGCTCAAGAGGACTCTACATATAAAATAGATGATTAATGGCGAATCCAAAAAGAAGAATGGATAAAATTAAATCTAATGTAACTGCTAAATCCAAATTATACAATGGAGGATTATCTGTAGTTCAATTAGAATCCCATACTGCACCCGAAGTAAAAGAACACGTTTACAAGGATTGGGTAGAATATGGTTCAGACAACAACTATTTTGGTCGACTTATAGATTCTTATTTAGGCTCGCCAACTAATGCTAGATGTATAAACGGTATTAGTGATATGATTTTTGGTAAAGGCTTAGAGGCGGTTGATAGAAACATCAATCGAGATGCTTATATCGAAATGAAAAAGCTAATCGATGAAGGAGAACTTCGCAAGGTTGTTGGAGATAGAAAACTACTTGGGCAAGGATGCTTTAAAGTAGTCTACAATAAGAAGAAAACTGAGATAATTGCCATCAAACATCACCCGATGGAAACTTTGCGAGCAGAGAAAACTACCGAAGGTGTAATTAGAGCATATTACTATCATCCTAATTGGAAGGAACTAAAGTCAGGTGACAAGCCTAAACGAGTACCTACTTTTGGTAATGGTAATAAAAACGATACTACTGAACTTTACATAGTTCGACCTTATACGTCAGGATTCTATTACTACTCTCCTTGTGATTATCAATCATCCTTACAATATTCTCTTTTAGAAGAAGAGGTTTCTAACTATCACATATCGAATATCCAAAATGGATTGCAACCTAGTTTATTGATTAACTTTAATAATGGAGTTCCAACTGAGTCTATTCAGAGTGATATCGAAAAGAAGATTAGTAAGAAGTTTGGAGGAACTGACAATTCAGGTAAATTCATACTTGCATTCAACCAAGACAAAGATTCGCAGGCTAGTGTTGAGGCAATTCACTTGCCTGATGCTCATGCTCAATATCAATTTTTAGCTGATGAAGCAAGGGAGAAGATAATGCTCGGTCATGGTGTAACATCACCTATATTATTAGGGATTAAAGATAATACTGGGTTCGGAAATAATGCTGAGGAATTAAGAACTGCAAGTGTATTAATGGATAATATGGTAATTAAACCATTCCAATTAAACATTACTAATGCATTGGATGATATCTTGGCATTTAATAAGATATTTTTAAGTTTATATTTCACTACCTTACAACCAATAGAATTCGTTGAATTAGACAATATATCTACTAAGGTAACTCGTGAGATAGAGACTGGAGAAAAACTGTCTGAAAACGACCCTAATGAACTCACAGATGATGAATTTGATGAGTTATTTGCTCAGCTAATTGAAGTAGGAGAAAAGGTAGATGATTCTTGGGAATTGATATGGAATGGCGATGCTGAAACTGGAGTAAAATTAAAAGGAGCAGAAGGTAAAAGTATAGAAGACCAAGGAATTTATAAAGTAAGATATCGCTATGCTCCAGTAAGAAATTCCACTGGCTCTAGGAAGTTCTGCAGAGGCATGGAGGCTTTAACTGAGGATGGTATCGTTTATCGCAAGGAGGACATTAATCAAATGTCATTCCGAGGTGTAAACAAACAACATGGTCATAAGCAACAGAATTATAGTTTGCTAAAATATAAGGGAGGAAGAAACTGTCATCATTTTTGGGAATTGCTAGTTTATAAGAAAAAAGGAACTGGAGCAGTTAATATTGACAAGGCAGTACAAGAAGGTTTGATTTTACCTAACAATCCAGAAGAAATGCCAATTCGACCAATTGATATGCCTAATGGAGGAGCATATAGTTTTAGAAGTATGTGGAACAAATTAATAGGAAAAAAAGATGAGTAAAGCGATATTCGTATCACCAAAATACGTTAAACAGAAAAGTATAATTAGTGGAGACTTAGATGCGGATAAGCTAATTCAGTTTATTGAGACTGCTCAGGATTTTCATATTCAAAACTACTTAGGAACAGAACTTTATAATAAAGTGATGAGTCTTATTGTTGCGGATACAATTGATGATGTGGAAAATGCAGTTTATAGAACTTTACTAGATACTCATATCAAGCCTATGTTGGCTTGGTTTACTCAGGCAGACTTTATTCCTTACGCACCTTACAGCATTACAAATGGCGGTGTGTTTCGGCATCGTTCTGAGAATTCAGATTCAGCATCACAAGAGGAGATTGCTCGACTGGCTAATTTAGCCAATGATAAAGCAACTTTTTATACTCAGAGGTTTTTGGAGTTCATGTGTGATAATAGCAATGATTATCCTGAATACAATAGTACAAGTGAAGATATGTCTCCAGATAAAACGATTGATAGTTCAAGTTGGTTCTTAGGATAATGGGAAAAGAAAAGCTAAATAAATATAAACTTAATTCTAACTACAAGTCTTCCTTAGAAAGATTCATCAAGGAGAATAAATTGTCGAAGGAATTAACACTAAAAAAGAAAATATAGATGGGAGTTACTTTAACTGGAAAGAGTATAAGTACCACATATCTTGGTATATTAAAGCTAGGAGATAATGCAATAGTTGATGGTACAACAAGGGAGGTTTCGGATGGAGCAGGGAATGCTACGGCAATTAAACTCTCTAATGCCGAACTAGAGATTCCTGCTACTAAATATCTAAAAATTACTGGAGGTATGCGTGATTCGGCAGGCGATGTCGGGGATGATGGGCAGGCTTTAGTTTCAGATGGAGCAGGAGGAATGTATTGGGCAGGAGGAGTGAATAGTATTCCTTGGCAATATGTAGAGTCTGATATAACTAGTGCAGAAATAAAAGCTATTGGTAGTACTCCTCACGAGATACTTGCAACTGCCGATGTTCCAACTGGATACCATGCTAGATGTGTGTTAGCTATGTTTGAATACACTTATAGCGGTCTACCAACTGGTTTTGATAATAACACTTTAGAGATTGCTAATATCGGTCAAAGTCCTCATATCGCCTTTGGAAAGGGATATTTGA